ATAATCCTCCGCAGTCGCTGTTGAGTCTGTAATGCTTCCATAATTTTTAAAAATATTTGGAGTACTAGTTTGGACTGGAACAGTATATATTGAATTTGGATTAATTGTTACTGTAGCACCAATATCAATGCGTACAGCACATGTTGGAGCAATCGTATTAGTAGAAACAACTACAGTACCAATAGGAGTAATTACACAAGAAGTTACATCAATTATAAATCCAAAATCTAATTCGTTGTAGAGGTCAATTAGAGATGGTTCATAAACATATGTTCTTCTTTCTTGACTGCTAATGAAAGCGAATAATCCAGATGCTGTATTTCTAGTAAACGATCCAATTGTTCTTGTAGCAAGGCTGCTCAAAAGTTCATTGGCGTATAGTCCAACGGCGTCAGATTCTAATCCTGATATGTAAGTATATACTGCCATAGACTAGATGAGCATAAAAATAAGGGATTGCCTAACGACAACCCCCATATAATGATAACTAAAATTTGGGTTTGTATTATATAGGATCAGTCTAGGCTTACGTTCAGAGTTACCTTGATCTGGTCACCATTATTTTGAATGGCGTATGGACCATTTGTGAATCTTTCTGCAAAGAAGATGCTGCTATAAAGTGTGGCATCACCAGTACCCTGAAGTGCAGGAGTTGTGGTAAATGTAGTTGATGTTGGAACTTCAAATACTGTATAGTGAGCAGCAGGGATGGTGCTTGTTGTTCCTTGAGCAACGTAGATAACATCACCAGGATTTAACTCATGTGCAGTAGCAACGTTACCTGGATCAGTTGTTACAACTGAGAAATCAAACTTAATCGCATCGTTTCCATTTGATACCTGAATGTTATCAACTAGTTGGTTGCTTAGATAGATGCGAGGACCAATTTCACCCGTCTTGGTTTTGTAGTCAATACCAACAATTTTGGTATTTGAAGCAATACCATTTGGAGTTGCTGTCTGAGAAACTGCCATACCAACAGTTAGATCTTGTGCAACGTTAACCTTGAAGGTTGCTGTTCCTGAAGCATTCCCTGTAAGTGCTTTGTCTAGATAAACAGTTGTACCACTCACACCAACTACACGAGTTTCGGCAGCAATACCTGTACCAGTTACTACTTGACCTTGAGCAATATTTGTTGCAGATGAAACTGCAATTTCAAAAGTTCCTGAAGTACCAGCAGTAATTGTTGGGGTTACATTAACATCAAGAAGATTGACATAATCATTACCAATAACGCCCTTGCAACCCGTCTTAGTAATTTGAGAACCAGCAGCAACAGTGCCAGCATTAGCAACACCATGGATTGCAACAGGCATGTTGTTTGCACGTGCTAGGTAGTAACCATAAACGCTACCAGCAGCAGAAGTGAAAGTGAATACTTGCTCTGGGTAAGAAGCTGTGCTTCTTCCTCTACCAAATGAAACTGCAGTATTGGAGAGACCAGCAGTAAGTTGCTGACTTAGTTCTAATGCAGTTCCTTGAATATCAACAACATAGGTATTTGTAGGAATGCCAGCAGCTTCTGCATAGTCACCCTTTTTGATATCAGTAGCACTTGCAACGGTGATTGAATAATCGTTTGCTGTACCAGTAGCAGTAGTAGTCGCAACTGGGGTTACAGTTGTTGCGATTGTCCAGCGATTACCATTTAACAAGATGCCGTACTGACCGCTAAAATCCTGATCCTCTTCAGTTCTATTGTTTACACATAGAGGATACCCAGTTGTGGGGGCATATCCGTATCCACTAGAGTTGAGAGCATTATATGGTTCATAATATTTTGTGGAAGAAGGTACATCCGACTCGGAAGGAGTGGTGTTGCTAGTATAAAGCTTTAAGACCAAGTTTCTGGGAATTTTGTGAGTCGCGTTTAACAGTGTACGGAGCGAATCAATTTCACCCTGGTCTGTGACTAGAAGTGCCATGTAATGTTTCCTCTTTGAGTTTCTTACCTATGATAATGTTATTTATAAAAAGATTATAGTGCTAATTTCAAAGACACTACGCATCTTTGAATATTTATAGAGTATAGGATTTCAAACTGTAAAATGTCTCCAGCATTGAGAGTTTTGTTCCAAGAAGCAATTGTTGTGTTGCGATTAATTCTTTGAGTTGTTCCAAGATTAATGTTCCCTAATTGTGGTCTCTCGGTTCCACAAATTGATGCAAAATTTGGAAAATTAGAATAATCTGTTTTCTTAATATCAAACTGAATCTGACCAGCCTGATCTCCAATGATTGTCCAAGATTGAATTTCGCCAGTTACATCCAACGTCATATCACCTTTGATTCCCGTTGACATTGGAGCGGATCCAGAATCAACAACAAAATTGATTGTTCTTGTCAGATCTGCTGTGGTTGAAAGACCAACAACATAAACAATATTACTGGAAACTGGAGCAGAACTAAAAATTAAATTTGTTCCACTTACTGTGTAATCAATACCAGGAACTTGTACCAATCCATCAATGGCAACAATTAATTGTTGATCATTAATTGGTGTATATGGATCACCTGCCTGGTCAATTAATGGATATGTGGTTGTTGTACCATCAAAAATCCAATTTGTTGTATTGAGAATTTCGTTCCCATACTGCAAGTATTTACTAGGTATTTCATAATTAACGCCAATGTTGTACTTCTGCTGTGGTTCAGATAATACATTGTAATTTGATTTTTTTAGAGAAATATTGTAATTTGCCATCAGACAACTCCTGGCGTTACTTCAATTACTCCCTCAATAACTCTAGTTTTAATCCCTTGAGGAGATGTCAAAACAATATCATAAACATATCGTCTTGCCTCTATACCTGCAGTAGTTGCATTAGGAAGAGAAATTTTTAAAATTCCATTATAACGATTAACAAAAGTAATCACAAAGTCAATGGCAGTTGTTGCGTGATAACTACGACGCATTTTTGCTTGCGCTGTATACCCTGTCAAATTTAAAGGTGTTGTGTTTTCTTCGTTGGTAATGTTAAAGGTAGCATCAAAATCCGTTCCTTTTTCCATTAGAAGATTTAGTGGGATTGCTGCCATTTTTATTTACCAAACCTCGCTTTTTGACCATTCCAATCAGCAGTGATTTGCGTTTGATTTAATGCAATTCCGTGAATTCTGACTGGTCCCATTCTCCCAATTAATCTTTCAAAATCATCTGCTCTAGACATAATACCAAAACCAGTTTCCACAGGAGTAGTAACTTGTATTCCAACCTGATTCCTGGCGGTATTAATCTTCAGAGAACCATCAATATAATGTTTTGCAGTGCCATCAGCAATGTTATACACCCAATGGCATAGGTGCCAAGTATTATTTGACCAGAACCCTGTACCGTAATTTGTTCCTGAGTCACCAATGCCAGCACCACTAGAATTTGAATGAAAGGATCCATTTGGATCTACAATATGATTAAATTGATTTGAAAATCCTGTTCCAAATCTAGAAAGTAATACTTGTCTATTTGCTCCGTTAGATTGAAACCAACAAGTGAGTGTCATAGATCTACAAACATCTAGATGACGACCATTCAAAATTCCAGCAACAGAAATTCTGCCGTTATTTGTACTAGTTGATTGTATATGCCCACCATCGCCAGTGCGATATATCAATGTTCCCCCATTTACTGCTACTGTCGTGTCTGGTAAAGAAAACTGTTTATTGGAGTCAAGACCAGAACTTAAATCTGTGCCAGTCAGTAAAGTGTTGTCTGCAATATTTGTTATACGACCAGGATCCCAATCAAATATCAATCCTTCAGTTGTATATCCAGGATTTCTGTGTGGTCGCAAAAAGACTGCAAATGCTGAAGATGCTACATTTCCACATACTACATTTCCACCAGATTGATCTGCTTGACCAGACATCCAGTGTAAATTTGTATGTACTGCACTACTTCCTATTGTCCAACAGATAGCATGTCCAACTGGTGGTTTAGATGGATATATTGCATTATTAGCTGGATGATTATAATTATGATCAGATATCCAAGTATTAGTTGTATGATTGCATCGCCCCTGCCCATCTGGACCATAGGCTACGGCATAATCAAATGATCCATTACTGGTAGTATCTAAGTATAAAGTATATGCATTTGTGTTTGGATCAAGATCTGTTCCCCATTGAGGTAAAGTTCCAACATAACGAAGTTTTGCTGTTCCAGCTCCAGCATTGAATAGATTATCTGTAATACCAGTGCATCTCCAAAGAGATTCACTTCCAGTTATTTTTTGAATATCTACAGTATTTAATTTTCCAGCTTGGGTTATATTAATTTCGCTATTAATCCAAGTTCCATTTGCATTTACTGCATCTGAATTAGAAATATTAGTATTATTATTAAACTGCGCTGCCTTCATCCACCCGCCGCCGTATTTTTGCATGATGCAATATGTTGAATACGTAGTATTGCTTCCATTAGGATCTTTGAAATAATATACACCATCTGGAGCTAATGGATTTATTGCTAATATTGCATCAGCATTGATGGCTGGATTTGATTGTGATCCTAAAGTATTAGAACCACTTGTAGATCTAAATCCCCTAACACTTCCACCACCAAATGTTTGTAAAAATGGCATTACTATAACCTCTTATGCAAATTTACTTACTGAAGCTAAAACTGTCCATGCGCCAGAACCAGTTTTGATAATTGTATAACTATAAACATCAAGTGAGTTTGCATTTCCAGAAGTGGGCGCCCCTGTACCAGCCCATTTTGGTGTTACGCTAGTACCATCAACTTGGAAAGCATTGTTGTAATAAGCAGTTGATCCTTGGGTCGTCAAAATTACAAAGGTGATGGAATCTCCAGTTGCAAGAATTGTATTTAATGCTGTTGTAGAATCTCCCCTTGCATTTACAGTCCAGTTTCCACTAGCATTAGTTGTAAAGTAATGTACCGCATTTTCCGACAAATTAATGGTAGCAGGTGTAGATCCATTTAAAGCATCTGCTTTAACTGATGCTTTTTCAATGATTTCATTTGTAGTAATTCTTGAAGTTTCAATATTTCCAAATTGAACGGTAGCGTCAGTAAGAGTTAAGTCTCCACTTGATGCACCAGTAAATGTTCCAGTAGCAAATCTAATTTTATCTTCACTTTCATCCCACCCAATAAACACATTATCTGAAGATCCTCTTTCAATAATCAGACCAGCATCACCAGATGGAGATCCAGTTGCTCCTGTTCCTAATTCTAAAAGTTTATCACTAATAGTAGTATTTGTAGTATTGATTGTGGTGGTAGTACCAGTTACGGTTAAATTGCCAGTGATTGTTAATGTTCCACCAAGAGGGGTAAATGAACTTTTATTATCAACATATGTTTTTACTGCCGCTTGTGTTGGAACTTTTGAATCGCTATTTTGAGATAAAGTTCCATCAGTTGAAAATTCGTTTACAGATGCACCAATCAATCCACCAAGAGAACCAAGTCTTAGGGATTGAAGACCAGTTAGATTAAATGCAGATGCATCAAGTGTAATCTGTCCAGTTGCTTGATCAACTTTAAAATAATCACCAACATAGAAATTGCCAAGTTCATCAGTTGCAACATAATACACACGACCAGGATCAGTAGTATTAGTTACAATTTGATCTGCTTGTGATGGCGCCTGTGTGGGGTTGCTCGGCCAATTTGTTGTTGTAGAATCTCCTGTTCCAATTTGCAGAAAATCGTGTCCTGTTAGTCTAACAAGACTAAATTCTTTTCTTACAAGAACGGTAGTTCCAGATCCTAC